TAAGCATAGCCAAACTGATGGGCGTCCCCCTGCATCTCACTGATGAAAAGCTCTTTTATTTTACCACTTTGTTTCCAGATTGGTCGGAATGAAGGCTCGTACTCTGCCTCGGTTGTCAGCATACTCGCGATTAGGTTATGCTCTCCGGGCAAGTCTCGGCCTACTCTGCTCCAGTGCCCCATCTGTCGGTAGATTGGGGGGTACTGTTTTCCAGCATACTCAACCCCCTCTACAAACCGTCTGGGGACGAACTTCTTAGGTAATGGAGTTCCCGCAGCTCTAAACGTATCGGCATCATCGGAAGTAATAGGATAGTCTCCTATCATCGGCGGAAGCCTATCTGTCCCAAAGTAGGCTGCTCTTACATCTTGTCCTTCGTCACCAAATTCTTCGGTAGCGTAATCCCAGTTGAAGTGAAGGGCATCGTGCTGTTCTCCTTCTCCACCTACAGTGATTACAACCTCTCTGATCTTTTCTGTGCCATCTCGTATAGAGGCATCGAATCTTCCGTGTCTGGTAGGATAACCCTGCCACTCGGCTGTAAACTCACCACCACCAAGGTTGACTGTGCCCGGTGGATAATACACCTCAAGCTCGTCTCTTACTTGGGTGTTGGCGAACTGTCGCGCCTCGTTAAGACTGTCATAAGTTCTCATTTCGGTATCTCCTCTGGGAGATCCGTCTGTGTTAAACCCAGACAACTCACCACCATATTGAACGTGCCACACGTTGTTTCGGGACCAGAACTTGTTGAAATCTAGTAAAGCCTCGGCATTCGCTGGCTCATCCGGCTCATCGAAGAGCAATGGAGGTTTAAAAAGCTCCACCGCAGCATTCCGCCAGCCTGGATCATCGCTTCTATTGTCGAAATCACCAACCTGCGATAAATCTCTCATGGTGGAGCCTTTCCACCCCATCGGGTTACTCACTTCCATAGCGTTCATCCACGCCTCTCTAGCAATAAACCGGTATCTTTGCTCTACAAAGGGCGTCAGTATGACTCCCACTCTCGAGGGTTAAACCCGCCTGTGTTCGTCATCCTTTGCGCTCTCATTTGGATAGGAGGCTCACCAGCCATTAAACTATCCCGTGGAGCGATAAGGTCTTGCCTGACGTGGGCAAATATATCCATTAGCTTACTTCTTGCAGCAGCTTCGTCCGCTGGAGGAGTGATAACCTTGTTTATGTTTTCAAGTACTCCGGTAATCTTATTCCTGTACGCAGGAGATCTTGCAAGATAATCTCTCGCCCCGTACTGGTAGAGATCGTCTAAATCCCCAAGAGCGATGTCAAAAGCAGGAGCAGATCTGACAGTAACCCACGTATCTGCTGTTCCGTTTTTCTCAGTTAGGCGAGTTTTAGGAACCCTAAATTGAACATCCCACCCCCCTCTAACTGCATCGTACACGGGGTAAACGCCGGGGTTATTTTCTCTTGACACATACCCTAGAGTACTATGCGTAACTCCCTCAGATGGGGCTGGGTGGTTACCGGCAAATACCTCCGCAAACCTATCGCCATAATGAGTAACCAGCCGACCCTCAAGATACTCTATCCCTTGAGGTGTAGATGGTATTACTCGAATCCTTCCTTCGGACGTTGCCATACGAAGAACACCAGCGTTCCAGTTTTCATACCCCAGCCCATCACGTATCTCAACCAGAGACGAGGCAGAATAAAGAGAACCTGTGGTATCTGTTGGATCTCGCTCTGCGAATGGATCTTCTTTTCTATCTTTGTACCAGTCAACTACATCAGTCGACATTGCGCCACCTTCACTTGATGACCCAAGATACTGGTTTATAGCCTGAAGAAGAATGGTCTCGTTAGTTGGGACTAAATCGGGATCTTCACGAGCCGAATGAAGGTACCCAGTTGGCAAACTAGCAGCGTGTATGCTTGTGTCGGCCAGACCCTTAAAAACGTATTTCAGGTCGAGGGCAGTCATCTCAGTTTCGCCAGCAGAGACATCCTTCCAAGGGATGTTCATCTTATTGGTCAGGTGACTGAGATCGAAGTTAACCGCTACATTATCCGGTGGTATTTCACCCTCTTGCCAGTACCACTCAGATCCTGTGTTACCAGAAGGAGTTATATCGGTGAAACTCATTGGTGGGGTTGACATAAGCACTGTGTAAGTGGGGTTGTCAATTACCAACTCTGACTTCAACATTGAACCAGACTGGTTTACAAAAGTACCAACATTAAATGATCGGTTTTGGGTTCCCCAACTCTCAGTCTCTATACCAGTCGATCTGTGACGACCTGTAGTCGATGAACCATAGCCATCAACAATCTTAATCTCGCCAATAAGACTTTGCCACTCGTCCTTCCAAGGCTCCACTATGTTGTCATCTTCGAGAAGAGGCTCGAGAATATCTTTTGCAGTACTTGGCGGGTCTTGGAAAAGCCTTGCCCTTATAACGTACCCATCCTCTGAGCCGCTAAAGGGTACTCCGCGAACCCACCCTTCGTTCATGTAAGGAAAGTCAGTAGCTCTCTGGAGTCTGCTTGGATCGGCAGCATCAACCCCCCAGTCGTTGAAGAGTTCTGTATCGATACCAAGTTCGGTGGGGGTTGGCGCGTCGGGTTGAGCAGCAGCAGCGTTACCATACTCACTTGTCCACTCTATATCGTGACTTATATCATAACCACCGGTATCAGGAGCCTCGGCAAATGAAGTGCGAAGCCTGAATGGTATCTCACCCTGTTCATTCAAGTAGTCCAGTAGTTCTTGTGGCTTAAAGTACTCTCGACCTAGATCAATCTGGTTCTGCGCCCATTGATCAACTCCAAGATACTGAAGCTCATCTTTTATCGCATCCTTGGCATATCTAGACAAATCCTGACCGGGTTCTCCGGTAGACTGATCAATTACCTTACTGCCCGGTAACCAATTTACAATATCTGCAAGCGGATATTCCTCATCGGTACTTAAAGTTCTCGCTTGCTCTACAGCTCTAGAATAGTAGAACGTCTCCACTGGATTGGGAGCGTCTGTTCTTTGAGTTACACTCTCAACAGAAGACCACTCAGGCATATCCATCCACAGGGAAAGAGGGTACTTCTCGGCATAGGTCAAAAGAGGTTGTTTCGATATACCTCTTGTCTTTCCAGACAGACTCAACCCTTTTGTTCTAATCAAAGGGAAAGCCAGTGTCGCCGCGCTGAGCGTATTCTCTACGTCTTGCTGTTCAGCCCCTGTGATGTCAGCGATAGGCTTCGCCGCCGCTGTTATCGCATCACCAACAGCAACGTTGGTCGGGTTCAATGAGAAAGCAAAGGGCAGTGCCCATGACGATCCTATTCCACGATCCTTTTTATATTGCTCGGCTGACTGTAACAGTCCCTGCTTTACATTAGAGAAATATGCGTCCGGGTATCCCTCTACGTAATCCTTAGTCTCGCCGTAACGCTTCTGTAACCATTCCCACCAGTCCATCAGACTATCCCGTAGTTACGATACTCGATATCTTTTGTCCACTGCGGGTCCACCCCTGCCATACCGAATCGTAACGACATTACTGCGTATCTTGTAGCTGACATGAGATCATCCCTTAGACTTACTATTTTCGCGTCCTTCCTGTGGTACATTCTGAACTCCTCAAACCAATCTGATAGTTCAGAGAAGACGAAAAACTTGTTATTAGACATCCTCTGGTATATCTCCATAATCCCAACCTCTACAGAATTACCTCCCTTAGTCTCACCAATAGCAGGAGGGTTCTCAAAGAGAAAGGGTAGGAAATTACACCCTAAAGCCCTGTATTGCTCCGCTAATCCAGGATTACCCATTGAATCCTTGCGGTTACCATCGTGTGGCCATGCTATAGGGATGAATCCCGGTCGGGACTTTACTGCCGCTGCATGGGTCGAAGGGGGGGCTTTTGCCATACGATAACAGTCGTATATATAGGTAAGCTCCTTTTCTGGGTCGTACGCGCACCAAACGACCGCAGTCGGGTGATCATAACCAAAGTCAATCCCGGCTATTCTGGGCCAATGGTCGGGTATGGGGAATGAGGATACAATCAGTTGCTCCTCTGGTATGGGAAATACAAGACCTGAACCAATAGCTGGTCTACCGTATCTCCGCATCTCCCTCTCATGGGGGCTGTAAGAACTAAGGATTTGTTCCATGACAGCCTCATTGAGGTGTCCCTGCTCTCCACCAAGACTCCTTACTTTTTCACTAGCGTCGTCCCATGTGGCGTTGTTTAAACTCTGTCCGTCCTTTAGGTTGTTCAAGAAAGACGCGACAGTCTCTGTCATACCCTGTTCAGGAGTGAAGGTCATGTAGACCATACCCCTCCGATCAAGCGTTCGAGTTACAGCTTGACTATACAGCTCCCTGCTTGGTTCTTCGTCCAGCCAAATACAATCGACAGAACGACCTTGCCACTTCTCTGTGCCCATCTCGTAGGCTTTAAAAAAGAGAGAGGAATTCCCACCGCTCGTATGCCGAATTAAGGCGACTGACTTGGCGTTAGGAACGCCGGGCTTCCTCTCAGAACTTACAATATACTTCTTGGGAATAGCCCCTGACCCCCATGCGTCCGGGTCATCAGGCGAACCAAGGAGTTCATATTGCACAATGTCTCTGGTGGTTTCGTTAGAGATCCCACCGGCCCAAGCTACTATCGGTTGCCGGTATCGTCTTCCCGTCCACCATTCGGGGTACAGTCCGGTGCAGTGAATAGCAAGCTCACGGCTTCCGGCAAGTGATTTTCCAATCCTGTTCGCCGCCATTAGCAGACGTTGGTTGGCGTAAGACCCTGTTTCGTGGAACTTTAGCTGGTAAGGGTAGGGGTCGTATCGATCAAGCTGGTTATACCTTTCTCGCTGTCTAAGCTCCCTTTCTAGCTCTAGCTCCCTTTTTATAACCGCTTGCATGTATAGCTCTCGCCTGTCGTTGTGCGCCTGCTTTGTTTGAGTAGGTCTTTCCAGACTTGCCCCACTTGTAGCCTCCCTTCACCTTCTTTACCGGCATTAGTTTAAAATCTCCGGTGTTTCAATAACCTCACCCCTAAGTGAGGCAAGCTCCCTTTTTATGTCATCCTCAGACATAGACTCAACACGCGTTATAGTCTCAACCCTCTCGGTGGGCTTCATGCCAGCCCGGTCAAGGAAGTCCTTTATTGCGCCCAACTGCACAGACTCGCTTTGAGCGTCACATATCAGGTACTTCAGTTTGTCCACCACGACAGGGATGTGGTCTACCATCATCTGCCGTATCCTATCTTCAATCTCACGGCAGAATTGGTTTTTCAGGGCATAGCCCTTTTGGCGAGCCGTAGTGGGTGAGTACCCAGCTATCTCAGCCGATTTTGTCGCGTTGCCTGTGATGCAGAAAGCATCAACAAAGGCTTCTTGTTTAGATGTTATCATTCTAAAAGCTTCCAGTCATCATCCTCATCCCAATCACTTCCGGGAAGGATGAAGTCCCATAATCCCCGGTTGGCCCTAGTAAACGTACTT